ATTTCCATATATCATCTAAATCAACTACAAAATCTATATTTTTATCATAATTTAAGTAGCAATAAAAACTACTTACAAATAATTGTTGTTCAAATCCACTAAAATTATCTTTAATTTTATTTATTAATTTGCCATTATATGCTTTTGACAGCTTAGAGATTGGGTTTTTCTCTATTAGTTCTACGATGTTAAGTTCTTGCATCTTATTATATACTTTATAATAGGATACTATTTAAGTTATTTTTCTTGCTTATATATTTATAAAGCAAGTTCTATAAAAGCAAGTTACCACTTTGACTTTTTAACCGCAATTTTAGGGCCTTGACCTCTTTTCTTCACGTTATTCGGGTCATATTGCTCATCTTCTTCGTCATCGTTGATGGATTTGGATAGCTCCCAGAACTCCTTGGATCCCAATCTGAAGTCATTATGTGCGTCTGCTTTGTACCAGAAAACTTGGTCCTGTAATTTGTTGGATTTGGAGTTGTTATTTATCACCAGGCATTCATAATTTTCAGTACATTGGTCCATCACTTGGCAAAATGACTCCAATGTAGGGAACATACCGGCATAATTCTCGTAAATTCGCTTTCTATTGGCAATATACGGCTCTCTTAAAATAAAAACGTAATCAATGTTAGTTCTTAGCGTTGGTGGAATACCCAACGGATATTGCATTGTGATGATTAACATCACCTTCCAATGTCTCCCGTTCATAAATAGGAGCCGCATCATCTTATCTCTGGCCCACGTGTTGTCATATAAGCAATCATCTAAAATCACAAAGGTTCGGGGGTCAATTGTACTGCGTTTAAATTGCTCCATTTCCTTCCTAATCTGCTTCAAAACTTGACGCTGACGTTTCAAAATATTTTCAACAATAGCAGTATTATACTCATTATGGATGAATAATTTAGGTACTAATGCGCCGTAAAAACCGTTACCTTCTTCTGTACCGGATATAACAGTACCAATTGGAATACTTTGCTGATAATAGAGAAGATCTCTGACCAAAAATGATTTACCGGTATCACGACGACCAATTAAAACTACAACGGGACCTTTGGACTCATTAGGTTTGAAACTAATACTTTTCATATCAAAACGCTTTAGTTCTAAATTCATTATAATTAAGAAAGAATATTATTTTTTTTATTAAACTTAAATATAATGACCAAACAAATACATATTATTGGACCATTTAATACTGGTACAAATTTGTTAAATAATATTATTTCTCGTTGTGATATTGTTGATTTAAATGGCAGTGACTCTATTGTTATTTATAATAATGATAACGAACCTATTCATAAACATACATTGATAATAGAAGACATAAATAATTATTTATTGGATAAAAACAACATAGTTATTATTATGTATAAAAACGTGTATAATTGGTTATATAGCATTAAAAAGGCTCCATATGATATTATATTTAAAAATATGTATTCAGAGGTTGAGTTGTACTCAACAAAATTTAGTAATATGATTGAATTATACAATTTTTATTATATGAATTACATATCCATATTAAACAATTTTAATAATGTTATTTTTATGGACTATGAAAAGATAATTGATACCAAAACATCATTTGATTATATTAATTCTAAATTTCAAAAAGTAAATTTACAGATTACATCACCCAATAAAATTATGATTGAATTATCTCAACCTTCTAAAAATCACGGGGATCCTATAAAATGTGCTACAGATGCTAAAAATAATTATAAAAACAATAATAAAATGGTTAAACAATTTGTTGAAAAAATACCTATTTTAAATAAAAGTGTAAAGTCTAATATAATTAATTATTTTGAAAATACATAACTAACATATTCAAACTGTTCTTTAGGAAAAAATGAGTTAAATATTACTAATATTTATATTTTAATTAGCTAATGACAACAATGTTTAGTGTTAATTATCAAAAGAGGAAGAACATAAACCTCTTTACAAAGTTTCAAACTAACAAAAGAATTAACCTCTCAAATGTACAGAACTATATTCCTATTTATGACCGTTTCTTCTCATTGAATAACACTAATTATAACTCAATAAATTTGAATCATCTATGGTCTATTTCAGACATTAAAGAGAAAGATGGAGAGAAATCCGAAAATATATTCAATTGTAAATTGAAGAATATTTCTGATATTGAAGATTTTACAATGACACAAAAAGTCTTCTTTAAAATGGCGCCTTTGTTAGATCCATTCAAATACATTGTTGGTAAATATAATCACACAGATGAACAATTGTTTAACTTACCTTCCTTTGATAAGAGTATAAAAATCCATCCTAAAATTGAAGATACTAACAACTCTTCTTATATTGATGGATTTTTCTGTTTTTTAACAAGTCAGATGTTAAACAATCACAGTTTTATTCACGGGGTTGACTATTACGGTTCCTTTTTGGCTATTAAAAACAACTACAAATTGAATATTATTGATGATTTGGATTATTTGATTACTTCGGAATTCTTCAATAAGAAGCAAAATGTCTTATTTAATGTAGAGGATTATAGTCATTTAATAACAGATGATGATGATGGTGTAAAAGCATTAAAACCCTTGAATATTTTAAATGGATCACAAAAATCAGTGTTATCTGCTAAATCAATTGATGATACCATTTTTGAGAATATTTTTGAAGCAAGTCATTCTTCTTCAAGTCATATTACTCTTGCTGATGTAAAACATATGAATGTTGAATTGGTTGATATTATGAACTCAAGTGAATTTAATATTATGGATCAAAAAAAATCTGAAACGCTTAAATCCGGTTCCACTTGCTCTTCAAGAACGTCGCATACAAATGAGAATGAGAATGAGAATGAGAACGAGAATCCAAATGAATCAACTAGCGTATGTGACGATGACGAAATCATTCGTTCTAAATCTGGCTCTGGCTCTGGCTCTGGCTCTAAATGTAATTCCGAATCAGATCTATCAAGTGATTATTCCGATATTGACGAAGAAAGTTTGATTTTAACTATTCCACAGTTTCCTGTCCAAGTTATTTGTATGGAGAATTGTGAGAGCACATTTGATGAACTAATTATGAATAATGAATTAAGTAATGATGAGTGGTTCTCAGCATTAATACAGATCATTATGATTCTAATTACATATCAAAAATCTTTTTCATTTACTCACAATGATTTACATACAAATAATGTAATGTATGTTCCAACTAACAAAAAATTCATTTACTATTGTTACAAAAAAAAGTATTATAAGGTCCCCACCTTTGGAAAAATATTCAAGATCATTGATTTTGGCCGCGCCATTTATAAAATTGGCGGCAAAGTATTTTGTAGTGACAGTTTCCAATTAGGCGGCGATGCGGCAACACAATATAATACCGAACCCTACTTAAATGATAAGAAGCCGCGTCTAGAACCTAATTTCAGTTTTGATTTATGTCGTCTTGCCTGCTCCATATTTGATTATATAATAGATGACATTGACGAAATAAAGAATTTGAGCGAGTGTGAACCAATTGTAAGACTTATTGTTGAGTGGTGTATTGATGATAATGGTGTCAATGTGCTCTATAAAAATAATGGTGTAGAGCGTTATCCAGATTTTAAACTATATAAAATGATCGCCAGATGTGTTCATAATCATACGCCTGTAGCTCAACTTGAGCGGCCTGAATTTAGCAAGTTTGTCTGCCAAAAAAATAATCTGCCTAAGGGTGAATTAATTATAAATATTGACGAGTTACCGTCTTATATTTTGTAAGTTTGTGTTATTATTGTAAATTATCGTATAAATTATTTTATTTGTAAAATGATATAATTTGAATAATTTGTTTGTTAATATAATTATTATATTAATATTATTTAATATTATTTAATATAAATGAGTTATGGTTTCATACTAACAAGACACGTGAATTCTGAAAAAACAAATGAATATTGGAATCATTGTGTAAAGCTGTTAAGAACAAATTATCCTCATAAAAAAATAATTATTATTGATGATAATAGCAATTATAGCTTTGTTAAAGCCCATTTTGAATATAAAAATATTGAAATTATTCAATCAAAGTTTCATGGTAGAGGAGAATTATTGCCTTTTTACTATTTTATAAGAAATAAATGGTTTGATAATGCTGTCATTATTCACGATAGTGTTTTCTTTCATACTCGTATCCCATTTGAAACATTTAGATTGCCTGTTTTGTCTTTATGGCATTCTGTTTACGACAAGGAAAATTTACCAAATATTATGCGAATTGTATCTCAATTAAGAAATAATACATTACTTAAACAAGAACTTGCTGGAAGTGATGTGAATATACTAGGTTTAACAGAGAAAACGCAATTTAATTTGAGTTTTGGAAATATATGTTATATTAATCACAACTTTTTGCTTCACATTGAACGTAAATATAATGTAAGCAACTTAGTTAATGCCATACATTGTCGCACTGATCGCTGCTCATTGGAGAGAATAATGGGTCTATTATTTGACACTGAATATCCAAATACAAAGTCAATAAAATCTTTATTTGGTAATATTCATACGGCACATTACAAACCATTTAATTATACATATGATGAATATATAAGGGATTTTAAAACCAAAAAACTGGCTGGAGACGTTGTAAAGATATGGACGGGGCGATAATTAGTATTTTTAACAGCCGATTAAATGGTAATTGTTAAACATTATAATTAACTTAATTAATTAATTAGTTTAATTAATTTATATTTTATATTATAATTAATTAAGTTAATTATAATGTTTAACAATTTAATAAGTTCATCAACATTTTCTGGTTTATTATCAATAATAAACTCTTCGTTTTGTTTGTTTTCTATGTATATGTATAAAAAAACTAACAATATAAAATGGTTTAAATATTTTTCATATATATTTTTAACATATTTATGCATAGATTTGTGTTTAGATATTAATACAGGAATGTTTGAGCGAGCACAATATATTTTACATCATTTATTAAGCATTTTTTTCACATTATGGGGTATTACATATAACTTTGGAATTGACAATATGCCTTTAATTATGTATACATTTTTCATAACCGAATCTAGTACCTTTGTTCTTAACTTTAATATTTTAATTAAAAAATATTTAGAGTTTACTTCTAATAACGTGCCAACAATGTTGACATATATATTAGAAAAAATGAGTGTATTAAATTATGTAATATTTATACCTCTATTTATTTATACGCGAATATATAAATGTTTTATTGAAGTAATATTTAATCCTGAATTTTATAATATATTATTATCACCAAGGAATGATAGTTTTTATTATTTGAATAGATGTGTTATTTTATTTTTATTTATATTTACATTACTTAACTTTTATTGGTTATATCTTATTTTAAAAAATACATATACAAAACTAACAAATTTTATGTCACCTAAAAATGAAGGAGATCTTAAGCCAGTTACATCTGTTGAAAAGGGTGAAAAGGGTGAAAAGGGTGAAAAGGTTGAAAAGGGTGAAAAGGGTGAAAAGGTTGAAAAGGGTGAAAAGGGTGAAAAGGGTGAAAAGGGTGAAAAGGTTGAAAAGGGTGAAAAGGGTGAAAAATGAATATTATAGATAACTAAAATTATATAGTAGTTATCTATTTAGAATGGCGGATTATCAGTGAATGCGATTGGAGCAGAAGTTCCCACAACGTTTTCAGAAATTGCTGGTGTGACTTGCTCATAAACAAAGTTGCCTGCTATTATACTAACATATACAACTAATGTGTCTCTTACAAGTAATTTTAGCGGTTTACTTTCTTTATCTACAAAGCGCATTTCTAGGAATTTAACAATAAAAAATATAACAGATATTATTGCTGCTACTACAAATATATTTTCCATTTTACAATATATTTTTAGTTTCTTATTACAATATTAACGCAATTGTTTCTAAGTTTATAAGTTTCTAAGTTTACGTTAATACTTCAATATCATCTAACAAAAGATCCGGCTCCAAATGAATGTCTGGCTGGCCTATAACGTGGATGTCTAAATTACCTAATTCAATGTCTTGATCTGATATTTGTAATTTATCACTATCCTCTTCTTCTTCCATCTTTCGTTGAATATTCCTTAATGTACTAATTTCTTCTAGACGCTCAATTGTCTTTGGTGCGCTAACCATTTGTTCTTTATTATTATTATCTAACATTGAATCCATATCATTGAATTTCAGAGACTGGGTTAACGAATCACTTGATTCTAATTTATGGACAGTTCCATCTGGTTCTTTTTCTTTTTCTTTTTCCACCTTTGTCTCCTTAACTTCCGAAATAAACTCAGTTTCACCTTGCGCATTTAAAGGCGCGCTTTGTTCTACGATTTGCTCCTTAATTTCCTGAATGACATCTTCCTCTACTGTTTCGTCCATATACGCCCTCAAAATGCTCTCAATTGGAATACTTTCTCTGACCGAGTTTAAAATACACTCTTGGACAATTAGCTCTAGCTTGTGGTTACGTTTTTGTACTTGTAGCGGCATTGTATTGAGCTCAAATAAATATACGTTCTTGTAAACCTTTCTGGCGACGTTGACGTATGCTTTATGAATAAAATCATCTAATTTGGGGATATTAATATCAATCTTCTTCTGCTTTTGACCTACACGCATCGCAGTTAACAACTTCAATTGAATAATATGTACACAAGTAACTAAATCTTCTAAATAATTACAGCAACTCTTTTCAACAATTCGTTTCCTTTCAGTTTCAATAATATTGGCATTCCACTTCGGAATACGAGCAATTAAGTTTTGAAATGTCATTAAATACTTGTCCATTTCGCCATTGGTTTTACACAAAGTTAGCGACTCATCAAAAATAGATCTAAACCCTTCAATAATTAAAGGTGTCAAAATTGTTAGTAAACGAGCTCCCCATTCGTTCTTTGATTCGTGTAATGAACTAACATTGAAATCATCCATTGTTTATTTATGTAATTATTGAACCTTATTTTTTCCTTTTTCAAACTTATTATTATAAAATATGATCCAAAATATGCTCTAAAATATAATAAAATGTTTGTTACCATATATGCTCTCATAAAATATGTGATATTTAGTCCATATTTCTCAGTCACATTTTTTTTCCCAAAAGTAAAAAGGGAAATGAAATTTGGACATTTTTAAGAATGTCCAAAAATGAAAACCCGAAAAAAGTCTTGAAAATGACCTTTTTTTCACTTTTTGACCATAATGGTCTCAACTTTATTTTGAGGTTTGAAAAAATCGTGATGCTATATTTTCGTATCTTTTCAAAAAAAATAATATTTTACTAAAATATACACTATATGGAAATTAAAAATAGTGAATTGGATACCAACTTTAGTGAAAACATTGAAAATAATTCAGTGAATTATGTTTGTAATATTTGTGACTATATATGCTTTAAAAAACAACATATGGTTCAACATTTTAAGACGAAGAGACATTTTTTTAACAATGAAACCTTGGTTTCCAAAAATGGAAACCATTGGAAACCAGGTGGAGAATTTGAGTGTGAATGTGGAAAACAATACACAAATAAGAGTGGACTTTGGAAACATAAAAAAAAATGTAATTATGGTCACAGTAAAAATAGTGAACCCGATAAAGTTAAACAATTTGAAACAAATGAACCGACTACCAAGGAAATTATTGATCTAATGCGCATCCAAATGCTTGAAAATCAAGAATTGCGTAAAATTATGCTTTCTCAACAACATCAAATCATTGAATTGGCTTCCAAAACATCTATTACAAATACAAATTGTAACAATAATAGTAACAATACTAACACATTTAACCTAAATATGTTTCTTAATGAGAAATGTAAAGATGCGATTAATATTAGCGAATTTGTAGACAATGTCAAAATACAATTATCCGATCTGGAGAATTTTGGACATATGGGTTATGTTGAAGGTGTTTCTCAAATTCTTATAAATAATTTGAAAGATTTGGACACGTATTCACGACCCATTCACTGTAGTGATTTGAAACGCGAAGTACTCTATATAAAGGACAATAATGAATGGACAAAAGAAACCGATGATAAACCTGTTTTAAAAAGTGCTATTAAAAGAATTGCGAATAAAAATATTAAACAGATCCAGACTTGGAAAGATGAGAATCCTGGTTGTTGCGACTCGGAATCCAAAAAGAATGATCAGTATATGAAAATAGTAATGAATTCAATGTCAGGAGGTACAAGCGAAGAACAAATTAACAATATTTCCCAAATTGTCAAAAATGTTGTAAAGGTTGTTGCTATTGAAAAATGTGGCAACAAGTAATAACAAGTAATTTTAAATATTAAGTTAACTAATTTATTAACTTAACATTTCTTACATAAATGATATATTTTCCAAGACCATTTTGCTGTCCAAATAGGTAAAGTTCAATATAAATAATAACAACAATTTTTCATTGCGAAATTCTTTGCGCACTTTATTAAAAGCAATCAGTAGTTCATATTGCTTCTCTGTAGACACTATTATTTGACCATCTTCTATTAATTTGATTAAATCCAAGCCATTATACGCCTTTTCATATAACTTGGTTACAAATGTTAGTATAGATATTTCCGTCATCTTATTATTCATAGTTTTTTCTAATTCTGTTTTAAGCCAGTCTAGTCGCTGCTTCCTGATTGTCTCCATTTTAAATGTCTGATCCAAATTGTATTTATAAAGATTGATTAGTTTCCCGTTATGCTCTGGTTCTGGAATATATATTTCGCAAAATCGCGACAAAATGGGTTTCAACATTTTATATTTGTCTTCCACAATAATGAAAAAACGTGTATTATGGCTGAATAATTCAATACATCGTCGTAAAGCTGATTGCGCATCCATTGTTAGTTTATCACCATTTAATAATATAATACTTTTGAAAGTGTCGCCACCATTGGAATTAATATGCGTTTTCGCGAAGAACTTCAGTTCCTCACGAATAAATTTAATACCCTTGCCGTGAGCACAATTGACATACATTACAAAATCCTTGATCTTTTCTCTATTGTTGTCGTATATAAGAGTAATGAATTCATTCACCAATTTGCTCTTACCGCTACCAGAGGGGCCGTTGAAAATAATATTAGGGATCTTTTTGTTCTTGTGAAAATAATCCAGTTTATCCTTTATGTTTTGGTGAATTGGTAGCATTTTATTTTTGTTAGTTATGTATTAATACATAAGTGTTTTTATATATAAATAAAGCGTATTAATTTATTATTACGTTTTATTTGGTTGTTACGTTTTTCAGTCACTACGTTTTTCAGTCACTACGTTTTTTCGTTTCACTTATGCCACACTTGACAAACTATGTGTGTACGGGTTCTCCATAAATGCTGACAACAATGACGAATCAATGCGGTTATTATCTTGATAAGCATTCACATATTGCGGCGTATTGGTGGACCCATAGGTTTGTAAAGATGGACCTGATGCTGTTGTCGCGCTCGGCGCCCATAATCGGTTATTATCACGATCTGAATCCAATTTGGACATTGACATATTAATTGAAGAATTGAAATTCTTAGCATTGCCTTGGTTAATTCGTCCAACAACCAATTTCTCCTTTGTATCATTATTGGTCTGACGATAAACCGCGTCATATTGTCTAGATCCGTGTTTAGAAGCAGCACCACCTGCCGGGTTCAATTGGTAACAATCCGTTGTAGTATCACGCTGATTCGCAATTGATTGCTGCTCGTGAACTTGATAAGCCCCATTAATTTGGTTACCAATATTTCCATTGGGTTGATACAATGTAGTCTCCTTAACTGTGGTCCCAGGAGCATCGCCTTGAGTCTGAACATATGTGCCAGCCACTTCACCGCCAGCATTTCCATAAATGCGCATATTACAGCCATATTCCTCCTTCTTAGAAGGTCTAAATGCGTCCATAAATGGAGCAATAACAGCACCAATTGCGCCTGAAAATCCGGAGCCAAATGTTTGCGGCTGAGTATTCACACTACGGTTGTTAGTATAGTTAGTATGACTTTTCAAGAATTCTTCACCGTCAGTATGAGGACCACGTCCAGCAGCATTAGAATGCGACACATCGTATCCTTCAAATTGGTTACGCTTTGTATCTTCGTACATTTTTGGCACTTGACCCGCTGTCTTTAGATTGGAGTTGGGTGTTCCTGTCACGGCTTTAGTTGTCTCATTACGATTTGACGTGTGGAATATTTCATCAGCAACCATACGTGTCGCCTTCTCAGCGCCAGTAGTTGTTAACCAACGATCTTGTGAATTAACAAAGAAACCGTCGGGTCTGTTTTTCTCAACCTTGCCTTGAATACCAATGTTTTTAATTAAGGTTGAAGCTGGCCCCTGTAAATTGTCTAAAGAGTATTCCAATTTGGGGTTTGTCTTGACTCGCATCTCGTCTACATTGCGATCAAGCCAGGCATTTCGGTCTTCCATTCCCGAGTTGAATCCACCACTGCCCTCGGAACTAAATCCCTTTCCTAAACCAGGGCCAACGTGTACTGACTCAAAAGGCTTAACCATATTATTTTTAAGGCCAGGAGCAACGCGCGACTGCATAAAGTCACTCATATTAGGAGCACCATAAGCCCATTGGATATTATCTTGCGGCTTAAAGAGAGGCGCCTGCTCAATTTTCTTAATGACCTGAGATCCGGTGCCGGCATAATTGTCTAAAATGGTTTCGGCGTTATTATTGTTGTAAATTTGACCCTTTGGTTTGCCACCATTAAAAGGCACCATATTATTATGTCTAAATTGTTCAGAATCCATATAATTTCCAGTTAATGAGTAAACTTGCTGAATATTGTTGTCCACTTTGCCTCCGGCTCGTTGCCGCTGTTCGTAAGCATTCTGGTTGAAATACTTGTCTGTCGCAGTATTCGCATTTTGATACTCCTGGACCGTGTCAACTAGCTCTTTATTATTCATAATAGGATAGTTTGTAGGTGGAACATTTGTATTTGGCAAATAATTAGTTTTGGCGCCCATATTGTTAAAGTTCTCTTGCTTCTTACCACTATTTGTATTTTGACCACTATTCGTATTTTGACCACTATTCGTATTACTAGTTGAATTATTTTTATTAGTTGGTTTGGAATTTGTTTTTGATTGATTTGTTATAACATACATTCCTCCTAATGCGATTAAAGGTATAGCTAGTTCCATTATATATTATATATACCTTTTTATAAAAAAGTATTTTTAAAGTATTTTTAAAGTATTTTAAAGTATTTTATTATTTACACCGATGAACATTTAAAATGGCACACGCATCGCAGATGCGTGTTTCCTTAATTGATTTATCGGTAACAGTTGCCCTTAAATATATTACAGCACGCTAAATGCGTGCCGTTTTAAATCTTCAAGGGTGTAAAATACTTTACAATGTTTTCAATATGGTTTATGCTTGATCTCTGCTGCTCTGACGATGATTATTATCCGTATTTGTATTAACATCTGATTTTTCACTCTTTTTTAAATTAAATTTGTTACCTTGATTATTGGCGAACCCCTCTTTTGTATTTGTAAAAGGTTGTAATTTTATATAATCCTGACTATTTCTAGGCTCAGGACACTCTACATTTCTGTTAAAATAGTCCTTCTCTAAAATCCTTGTACTCACATTATTTCTAAAGTTCATTTCGGTATGTGCTTGAGGGTTAATTGGCAAAATATAACTATGGTCTTGAGGTAGGTCGCGAGCAGTCCACGCTGGCATAATTACTCTAGATTGCTCGGTTGTTAGAGTGTCACAAACTGGATATACAATTGGGTCAGAACCCTTTACATATTTATCATTTGGTTTAAGACAGTCCCTATTCAAAGGTCTATCTATGCCTAAAAGAGAACTCTGAATATCAATACTTTTGGTCCACAAATTGCCGCCCCATTTTTGCGGGATAATTTGCGGGTCCAACATAAAACACGGTTTTACGCCGTTACCGGGAACATCTAGTATCCAGCGGCCTTGGTCGGTCTGTTGTTGTAATTGTTTTGCTACTCTTGCGGGGTCGTCGTGAAATCTTGTAAATGCCATTTATTATTATATAATATTTATATTATTAATTTTTTATATTATTAATTCTGCTTTTGCTAATATTTATATGCGTATTTCACGAAGTTATAGAAAAGTATATTTTAAACTATATTTGTTGGAGATAAAGTTAATACCCAATTGAAATCACAAGCTGTGGTATCACTACCATACCTCCAAAAGTTAATAGTAGAAGAACCACCAAGACAACCTGTAAAATCAATATAATCAGTTAATATATAGTTTTCAATTGGAAAAAGATTATTATAATCACTTTGATTTTTGTAAATAGTATAAGGGGTACTGAGATTAAAAAGAGTTCCAGTAAAAGAAGTTCCAATACTATCAAGTATTTCAACATACATAGCAAATTTTTTATCTCTTGAACCACTTATCATATTATATTGATTAATAGCAAAGTCCATTTTCCAAACTCTATAAGGTGCTGGAGCAGCCGCAAAAATCTGAACTGGTAATGTCATAGCATTAGATTTCACCATTTCCCAATTATTTATGTTGGTGTAGGTATAACTATGTGTATATCCATTTGTAAGGTTAAACGGCATCCAATATTTTGTTCCACCAGTATCCTCAGCATCCGTAGTTATATTTTTTGCGTTCAAATTAATACCTAAACCAGCACTTAAACTTATAGCGTCAGTTGCCGTAGTCAAACCAATATCGTCACTCGCAGTCATAGAAATATTAGCACCAACACAACTCAAAGTCATAGGATTATTATTCGCAGTCATAGTAAGTCCGTCGTTACCAGTTATAGTCATTAAAGAAGCAGAAATTATATCAACGGTAGAAGTAACAGAAGTAATACCAACAGCGGTTTCCGCCGTTATTCCAACACCAGCGAGGTTAGAAGTAATATTGAGTTGTTGTCCAGAAGTTAATTCCATTCCAAGACCAGAAGTTAAATTAATAGCACCAGTAGTACCGTTCAAATTAATATCACCATTAGTAGTTGATAATGTCATTCCGTCGTTAGATGTAAGATTTATGTAAGTATTAGTTGATAAAATATCCATCTGTGAAGCAGAAATATTCATTAACGCTGATGCGTTAATATTAATTTCGTTTGCTGGTGCTAAAATATTAACAATACCAGCAGTAGAAGTTATTTTCATCTCGTCGTAAGATTTGATATCAAATATTGTTGCTCCAATTTTCTCTATACTTGAAGCTGAGAGAGTTAGAGAATCGGTTGCGTTTTCTAATTTAATTTTTTCTGAACGTAAATTGCCACTATTATCTAACCATAAAGGATTTGTAAATCCGGTTGGACCTGAAGCTTGTGGTTCCAATGCTAAATAAGTAGGATCAATACCACCTTCAACAAATAACTTGCCAAAAACCATTACATCACCCGTGTAGCCAATGCCTGTATATCCTGGACCTGTTGCGCCGGTGTAAGCACTATTATTCCATTGACTCGGACCTGTTGGACCCGTATGTCCTGTAAAACCTGTAGGTCCTGTAAAACCTGTAGGTCCGCCACTAGGCCCTGTCATACCTTCGGCGCCTGTGTAGCCTGTAGGCCCAATAACCCCTGGTGGTCCTTGTTTGCCATCAGGCCCGCCAACTTTACTATTACAACAACGTCTGGCGTCTAAATAATTTGAATAACTTGACATTATATATTACTATATTAGTAAATAATTTTATATTTGTTTTAAATTAAAATTATTATAAAATTATTTTAAAGTTATAGTAGGCATATTATTTTTTCCTCGTCCTTGATCTGTTTTTTGTTGTAATTGTTTTGATACTATTTTAAGGTCATCGTGAAAAGCAAAGAAAAATAATTAAACATATTATATGGAAGAAATTAATAATTCTAATACAAGTTTTTCACTTATTGAGGATGATTTAATACAATTGTCAAATAATAATAATAGTTT